TGGTCTAACTGTGTTTGACCTTGATGAAACCTTGTTCCACACAAAGGCTAAGATTAAAGTAATGAATGGTGGTAAGGTAGTCCACACATTAGATAACCAACAGTATAATCATTATAAGTTGAAGGCTAGTGAATCTTTTGATTATGGTGAGTTTAGAAGTGCTGAAGTATTTGAAAAGACATCCACACCAGTAGCTAAGATGATAGGTAAAGCAAAGGCAATTATTAATAATGCATTTGCTAAGGGCTCTAAAGTTATTATATCAACAGCTAGAGCAGACTTTGATAATAAAGAAATTTTCTTGAGAGCGCTAGATGCCCATGGCATAGATACAAGCAAGATACACGTTGAAAGAGCTGGTAACTTAAAGCTAGGGTCAAGTGCCAAGAACAAAAAGGCTATATTCCGCAAGTATCTAAGAAGTGGTCTATATAAAAGAATTAGATTTTTTGATGACGATACAAATAATTTAATAAGTTTTAAATCATTACAGAAAGAATACCCACAAATAACATTCCAGGCATGGCACGTAGGGCACGATGGTTCAGTAACAAAATATTGAGGTGATGTATGATTGACAATGCTAGATTTTTGACAAAGTATGTAAGAGACAACAGAACAGCAGAGCTGTTTGAACTTGAAGATAGATCAGGTTATCTTGTGAGAATGATCCATGACAGAGTAATTAAGGAAGATAGAGTTATCAAGGGTAAATCTATTCAATATATTGTTGACACGTGTGAGAATTGGGTAGAAGGAATTATTGATCCATGGATTTAATTCCAATAGCAGTAGATGAGAATGGTATTAAAAATCATCCACTGTTTAGCCACATAGTAAGATTAGATTTTGACCTAACAGGACTCTGTAATAGGCAGTGCTCATTCTGTCCCAGAAGCTTAGATGCTGTCCCACTATATCCCAACATCAACAAACAAATGTCCCTTGAAACAGTTGAAATAGTAATAAAAGAATTACTCTCAATAGATTTCAAAGGTTGGATTGAGCTTGCCGGAAGAGGTGAGAGTACACTCCATAAAAAATTTGATACTATAGTTGATATGCTAACTGCTGCACCAAGAAAATGGAAGGTCAGACTGACCACAAATGGTTATAAACTTGATGAGTGGTGGAACTCTCCTGTTGGTCAAAAGTTAGATGAATTAATTTTAAATAGTTATGAGTCTAAAGAAGAATATGAAGAGAGGCAACAAAAGTATGTAACTCTACCAGGTGGTGGTAAAGTTTACCATTACTATAAACAAGATGGGTTCAGTATTGATCAGATCAACAATATGCCCAGCTACAAAGAAGATGGCAAAAGCTGGAAGCATGCTTTCAATAATAGAGCTGGATATTTTAGAAATCAAGACAGAAGGAATGATATTCTTGATTATACAAACGTAGTTAAAATGCCAAATGGGCAAAGTGTCAAAATTAGTGACTCACCTTGTTGGCACCCAATGAGACAGATCTTCATTGATTTTGATGGTAACTATCAGATGTGCTGCAATGATTGGTCTAGTCAAATAAAAATTGGCAATGTGCATGAAAGATCACTAATGGATATGTTTGTGAATGATGAAAAGATTAATAGAATAAGATGGCGACTAATTAATAAAGATAGAACTCAGATTCTACCTTGTGCAATGTGTGATGACATACAGGGAGCAACAACACAGGTAGCTAAAGCCATTGAAAGGTTTAGACAAACAAAAGCATATAAAGAACATGTTATTCCTTTAGCAAGGCTTGGAAGAAGGTTTGATGAGGGATTGAAGGAGGGGAAATGATTCCCGTTGCGCCTGGTCATTACCCAACGTTGACACAATTTAATACACCCTGGGATTTTTACATTCAAGATAATTTCTTACCACAAGATGTTTTTGATTTATTATTGAAACTAAAAGACATTGATGAACGCTACACCTTTGTTGATAAAAGCTGTCAGCATGATATTAGAAATATTTTGTGGCCAATTAAAAAATCAATTTTATTGCATCATGATATATCAGTATCCAAACAAATTGAAGATGTTATTAGGAGTAAATTAGTAGCATTGTTGCAGCCTAATTTATATGTTAAGGCCGATCTTGTGTGTTGTGAGCCTAGATATGTGTATAATGTCCATAAAGATCATCCAGATAAATATATCAGTATAGTTGTTTTTCTATATCCCAGAAAAGGCAATGGAACAATTTTATTAGATGATAACAAGCAATTATATAATGTTGGCTGGAAAGCTAACAGAGCTTTAATTTTTGAAAATCAAAAGCATGGTGAACATTATTATGTTAATAGAACAGACCATAACAGGTACACTCTAAACATTTATATCACCAAAAATAGTTTCAACGGATTTATTGTAGATCAGTAGGTATTCACATGGCCATCCAAAAAAGTTTTTTATCACCATTAGGTTATCAATTAGCAATTCAGAAGATTCCTAATACTATCCTAAATGTAACGTCTGTAAACCTTCCTGGCATTACAGTCGAGGATGCTGAGCTACAAACACCCTTTAAGGTCATTCGTTATCCTGAAAAGGTCGTGTACAATGATTTTGTTGTAAGGTTCAAGGTAGATGAAGATCTAACTAACTATAGAGAAATATTTGATTGGATGCATCAGATTGGTCGACCAGAACAATTTAGCGCTCCCAACACAAACGCTTTGTTTCCTAATGACATCTATAGTACATATTCATCTGACGGTACACTGTTAATTTTAAATTCTGCTAATAAAAACAACATTGAGGTTAGATTTAGAGATTTGTTCCCTGTTGTCCTGAGTGATCTTGAATTTAATTCTCAAGATTCAGATTTAACTTATATTGATGCAACAGTGACCTTTAGATGCTTGCTGTTTACCCTTCACACTGTTTAGGGTATAATATACCTACTGGTATAGTAGGAACTTTATTATGAAGCTTGAAGAAATATTTGGTGAATGGGAGAAGGATAGCAAAGTTGACCGAACAGAACTCGGTGACGTTGCATTGAACATACCTAAACTTCACCACAAGTACTTTAAACTGTTCTCCCACGAACGTCTACTGCTTAGAAAGCTTGAGCAAGACATGAAGAAGCTAAAGAAGCTGAAGTGGGAATATTATATAGGTGTTCTTGACCAAGAGACACTTGAGGAGATGAAGTGGGAACCGTTCCTACAAAAAATCCTGAAACAAGACGTGCCTACATATATTGATAGCGATTCAGATATTATTACTCTTAACCTTAGAATAGCTGTTCAGCAAGAAAAGATTGACGTATTGGAGTCAATCATTAAGTCAATTATGAACTTAGGGTTCCAGGTTAAGAGTGCCATTGATTGGGAAAAGTTTAAGACAGGACAATGACAGAAACACTAGTCGTCTCAAAATTTAATGATGTGTATGTGACAGTTGATTGTGACGCTAGTGTTGCGATGGAGCTGAAGGACTACTTTACTTTCAAGGTTCCTGGTTATCGTTTTATGCCTGCCTACCGCAACAAGGTATGGTCAGGCGATATACATCTATACAATCCAATGAGTAGAAGACTTTACTTTGGATTGATTCCTTATATACAAAAGTTTTGTGAGTCAAGAGACTATAAGGTAGTCTTTGATAAGAATGTCGATGGCTTTGCAGCCATCGACGAAGATTTAGTTGTTAACTTTATTCAAAGCCTCAACTTACCATTTAAGCCAAGAGGCTATCAACTAGAAGCATTCCTACATGCCATTAGAACAAAAAGAGCTCTACTAGTATCCCCTACTGCCTCTGGTAAGTCATTAATCATCTATATGATCACGAAGTGGTTCAATCAACACTTCAAGACACTAGTCATCGTTCCAACAATCTCCCTAGTTGAGCAAATGAAGGGTGACTTTGTTTCATATGGTTGTGATGAGAATGAGATTCACACAATCATGTCTGGAAGAGAGAAACAGAGCGATAAACCAATTGTTATATCAACCTGGCAATCAATCTATAAGATGCCAAGACAATGGTATGAACAATTTGATGTTATCATTGGAGATGAGGCCCACCAATATAAGGCCAAGTCGCTTACATCTATTCTGGAGAAGATGACTAAATGTCCTATCAGATTAGGCTTTACTGGAACTCTCGATGGTACACAAACACATAAGTTGGTACTTGAAGGTTTGTTTGGAGCAGTAAAGAAAGTAACTACTACTGCTGAACTTATTGAACAGAAGCATCTTGCTGACTTTAAGATTCAGGCCATTGTACTCAAGCATACGGATGCCAACAAGAAAGAATATAGTAGAACAGAATACCATGATGAGATTGATTTCCTTGTTCGTAATGAAGCAAGGAACAATTTTATATCTCAGCTGTCTCTACACTTGAAGGGTAACACTCTTATCCTTTACCAGTTTGTTGAAAAGCATGGTAAGCCTTTACATAAAATGCTTACTGATCAAAATAAAGATAAAAGACATATCTTCTTTGTATCTGGAGAAGTTGAAGTAGAGGATAGAGAACTAGTTAGAAAGATTACAGAGCAAGAGAACAATGCTATCATTGTAGCCTCTTATGGTACGTTTTCTACTGGTATAAATATTAGAAACCTACACAATGTTGTGTTTGCTTCACCAACAAAGTCTAGAATTAGATCTCTACAATCAATAGGTAGAGCGTTAAGAAGAGGCGACAATAAAGAGCAAGCAACATTGTATGATATAGCTGATGATCTTTCTTGGAAGAAAGCTAAGAATCATACCCTAAAGCATTTTATTGAGCGAGTAGGAATTTATACTAGTGAGAAGTTCGAATACAAAATCACGAGCTATCAATTGAGGTAAGTTATGGCAGCATTCATTCTTGTCAAACTGAGCGATGATGACTCATTCATTATTGGAGAACTTCACAACGAATCGGAAGATGATGTTGTGATGAAGTATCCTGTTGTAGTTAGGTTAAAGACTACTATTAACCAAACAACAAATGTTACAACTTCTAAACTAATGCCTTTCTCAGAGAACAATATTGTAGCATTAAAGAAAAGCTCAATCATTGCCTTCTCTAAACCTAATGAACGCATCATTAGGTACTATCTGACGTTTATGGAAAGGTTCCAACAGATACTAGATGAAGATCTAGAAAAGGACATCTGTGGTCTTCAAGATGACTATAGTGATAGTCCACTTGAAGTGGAAATAGATGATGAAGAGCTAGATGGGGTTGCTGTTGTATCCTCTTCTACCCCTATTTTGCACTAATTAATATATCTGACCCCCACAAAGGTGATTATACTTAACACAGCGCAAAAAGTCAACGGGTTGAACTAACTTATTGAATGTAATATAATAACAAAATGTTGAAAAAGGATTTGTAATGACCGATATTAAAGACAAAGCTAATCACTACGTTAGTAATGATGAATTCTATAAGGCTATAGTGGAATTTAAAAAGAAGGTCCTTGCCGCCGAGGCACAGGGTCTATCAAAACCTGTAATTCCACATTACATTGGTGATTGTTTAATCAAGATTGCCAATAAGCTCTCCTATAGTCCTAACTTTATTAACTATACATTCCGCGATGAAATGATTGCGGATGGTTTGGAAAACTGTATTAACTATTTCCACAACTTTGACCCTGATAAGTCTACAAACCCCTTCTCCTACTTTACACAAATTATCTACTTTGCTTTCCTTCGCCGTATTCAGAAGGAAAAGAAGTACATGTATGTAAAGCATAAGGTTACTCAGCAGAAGATGATTAACCACGAGTTGATGAACCTTCAAGAGTTGGATGAACTTGGTGAGTTTGATATTGAGATCACTGACTATACATCGAATGACTATATGGATACGTTCATTGAACAGTTTGAGGCAAGTGCTCTAAAGAAGAAGACCGAAAGGCAAGCAAAGAAAGGCCTAGAGAAGTTAATTAAGGAAGAATAAATTATGAAGATCGCTCTGATCACAGACACGCATTTTGGCGGGCGTGGTGATAGTCCTATATTCTCTGACTTCATTGGTAGATTCTACAATGAGGTGTTCTTTCCTTATCTCAAGGCAAATAATATTGATACTATCATCCACCTAGGTGATATTGTAGATAGAAGAAAGTATATCAGCTATCTCTCATTGAGAAAGTTTAGAGACCAATTCATCAATCGTGTTATTGATGCTAATTTAAACTTACATGTTATTATTGGTAACCATGATACATTCTATAAGAATACAAACGAAGTCAATTGTATGACAGAGTTGTTTGGTACCAATAGACCAGACAACATTAATTGGTATACAGGAGCAACAGAAGTTAAGTTTGGTAGTACAGATATTCTATTTGTACCGTGGATGTGTAGTGATAACTTTGATTCAGTAATTGAAAAGATTGCAGACACAGATGCGCAAGTATGCTTTGGCCATCTTGAGCTTGCTGGCTTTGAGATGCAGAAGGGTACAGTTATTGATCATGGGTATGATGCTAAGATTTTCAAGAAGTTTGATGTTGTGCTCTCTGGTCACTATCACCATAGATCAACAAAGGGTAACGTGACCTATCTTGGTTGTCCTTATGAGATTGTGTGGTCTGATTATGATGATCCTAAAGGCTTCCATGTATTTGATACAGAGACAAGAGAGATTGAGTTTGTTAAGCATGACTTGACTCTATTTGAAAAGTACCACTACGATGACCTTGATAAGGAACGTGATGATGTAGTTCTTGATGGCTACTCCTTTCTCAACGGAAAGTTTGTAAAGGTTATTGTCAAGAATAAAACAAACCCATATTGGTTTGACAGCGTTATCGATAGAATTGAGAGAGCAGGTGTTGCTGACCTTCAGGTAGTTGAGGATCATTTACATCTTGACTTAGAAGAAGATTCAAGTATAATATCCGATGCAGAGGACACCCTAACAATCATTAGAAAGTTCTCCGATCAATATATCAGCAACAAAGACAATGTGTCTAAGCTAAACAAGTTACTTGGTGACTTGTATGTTGAGGCAATGGAAATACAGACTAAGCAATGATACTATTTAAGAAAGTGAAGTGGAAGAACTTTCTATCCACTGGTAACATATTTACAGAGATTGATCTTACTAAGCATAAGTCAACTCTGATTGTAGGTACGAATGGTTCTGGCAAGTCAACCATTCTTGATGCTATTTCATTTGCTCTCTATAATAAGCCATTCAGAAAAATCAATAAGCCTCAGCTTATTAACTCCATCAATGGTAAAGACCTTTGTGTTGAACTTGAGTTTGTAGTTGGTAATGCTAACTATAAGATCATTAGAGGTATCAAGCCTAACAGGTTTGAGATTCATAAGAATGATCAACTACTCAATCAAGATGCTGATAGTAAAGACTATCAAGAAGTAATCGAGAAGCAGATTGTTAAGATGAACCACAGAACATTCTCTCAAGTAGTTGTTCTTGGTTCCTCTACCTATGTTCCATTCATGCAACTTCCTGCCGCCCAGCGAAGAGAAGTTATCGAAGACCTTCTTGACATTCAAGTCTTTACCACAATGAACACTTTGTTAAAGGGTAAGGTCTCTTCTAACCAAGATGACTTGAAGCAAGCAAAGTATGATAGCGATCTTGTTGATGAGAAGATTAACATTCAGAATAGTTACATTGATTCTTTAAAGAAAGATGTACAGAATAAAGTTGATGAGAATAATGTAAAGATTGAGCAGACTGAAGCTGAGATTGATATGTGTAATGATGATCTTACAATCAAGGGTAAGACAATAGAGGAAAAGATTCAGCAAACTACTAACCTCGACAAGTTAACCAAGAGAATGGAGAAGTCTGTTATCCTAAAGGAAAAGACCATTGATAAACTATCCAAGTTGGATAAAGAGATTAAGTTCTTCCACGACAATGATGACTGTCCAACTTGTAAGCAAGGAATTCCTCATGAGTTCAAGGCCGAGTCTATTACTACAAAGCAAACACAAGTATTTGAAATACAAGAGAACCTAAAGCTTCTTGATGAGGACTATAACAATACTGTTACAGAAATTACAAGAATTAATAAAATCCAAAAAGAGATTCAAACAATCCAGCAAGAGATTACTAAACTGCAGACAGAGATAACTTCTAAGAAGAAGTTTATTGATTACCTGCAAACTGAGATTGATGGATTGGAAACAAACACGGCAAACGTTGATGCAGAAAAACAAAAACTAAAAGAACTACAAAAGCAAAAGACAGAAGCTGAGGACAAGAAGCAGAAGCTGCTAGAGGAGTACGAAATACTACAGGCAGCTTCTGCTCTCTTAAAGGATGGTGGTATCAAGACCAGAATCCTTCGCCAGTATATGCCAATCATTAATAAGTTGATTAACAAGTACTTGGCTGCCATGGACTTCTTTGTCCAGTTTGAGATTGATGAACAGTTTAATGAAACTATCAGATCAAGATTCAGAGATGAGTTTAGTTACAATTCATTCTCAGAAGGTGAGAAGATGAGAATCAACTTGGCAGTGCTCTTTACATGGAGAGCAATTGCTAAGATGAGAAATAGTGCTGCTACTAATCTTTTGATTATGGATGAAGTGTTTGATAGTTCTCTTGATAGTTCTGGCACAGATGAGTTCTTGAAGATTATTCAGACTCTCACTGCTGATACCAATACGTTTATTATTAGCCATAAGACAGATCAGTTGTTTGATAAGTTTCATAATGTTATTAAATTCGAGAAGACAAAAAACTTTTCTAGGATTGTATGATCTGGACAAAGCAATACTTTAATAGTAAGTGGGCTGAGGGTATCCACAAAGCATGTGAGAAGTATCCAGATGCAACTGGTGATTCACATACCTTGTCAGCAAACGGTAGTGGTGTCATACCGGAAAACTATTTAATGAAAATTATTTCTTCTAAGAGGGAACCCCAAATAGTAGATGCATTAAAAGATATTGCAATGGTTGCAAACGAACGAATGTTTGGTTTCAATATTTGGTTTGATATTAGCTCATTCCAATACACAACGTATAAATCAGAACAGCAAATGGAATACGACTGGCATAGTGATTCAGTGTGGGTAATTAAACCTGTCGTCCACAAGCTTACAGTAATTGTTGGTTTGACGGATAGGGATAATTATGAGGGTGGGGATTTAGTTCTCGCTGGTGGCAAAAAAAATAAAACTATTAAGCTAACTGCTGGTGAAGCAATAGCGTTCCCATCAATTATGTTACATAAAGTAACGCCAGTAACAAGTGGAACAAGAAATACATTAGTTGCTTGGTTTAAGGGTCCAAGGTGGGTTTAATATGATTCCAAAGATTGTAGTAACACCAAATTACTTTCCATCAACATGGTGTAACAATGTCAACACCTGGATGATCAACAATGTACCTATAGATCCATCGTTTGGTAAGACAGGTGTAAGAAGATGTGATGTTAGATTCTTATCGGCTAACATGAAGCCATACGAAGGTGTCTTTAAATCGTTAATTGATTACACAAAAAGTAATATTAACAAACTAGGTATTGATGTTGATTATCAGATTGATGGAGCAATCCAGCATATTACATACCTACCAGGCCACGGTGTGGGTTGGCATGATGATACCATGAGTTATAAAATGGCTCTAAACAACCCTAAGTACAACAATCTGAAAACCGATAGAAAGCTTTCTTTGACCGTAATGTTATCTGATCCAACAGAGTATGAGGGTGGCGAGTTTGTTTTTGAGCCTGGTTACCCGCTTCCAGCTAAAGTAGAGGGTAAAGGTACTGTTGCCCTATTTACATCATACACACAACACAAGGTGGAACAGATAACATCTGGTGTAAGAAACATTTTGTTTATTTTTATTACTGGTCCAACTTGGAAATAGTATGTCAATTATAACTATTAAGTCAGCTATTCCAGAAGACCTAATTGACAGTTGGAGTTCCCCAACAGAACGTATACCAATCCGTCAAGGTCAGACTGTTGATAAAGGTTTGCCATCAGGCATATCCAATGATAAGAATATGAGGTCTTGTGAGACTCGGTTTATAACTTTTAACAACCATAGAAAGTTTTATCTTAACATTCTAGATAACATCTACCCATTTATCGACTTCTATCAACATGCGTTTGATGTTCAACTTTATAGGGTGCTAGAGATACAGCACACCACATACTTTAAAGATGACCATTATGCAAGACACGTTGATACAATCTTCAATAACAAAACCCCACATCAAAGAAAAATTAGTTTGGTTTTGATGTTATCGGATAGAAGTGAGTATAGTGGTGGTGAACTTATTATTAATGATGAACCTGTTTGCCTTGAGAAAGGCGATATGGTTATCTTTAAGCCAACAACATTTCACAGTGTTGAGAAGGTTCAACGGGGTGTAAGAAAGACTTTAGTGATGTGGGCTTTGGGTCCACATTGGAGATAGTTGAAAATAACGATGAGTTGTTGTATAGTGGTCGTTATAAATAATGTTTAATTTGAGGCTTTTGTAATGCAAAAAGAATATAACTATTCTGAGATCTTCTATTCTATTCAGGGTGAAGGTCGATACACTGGTATACCAACTGCTTGGTTGAGATACTTTCTCTGTAACCTCCAGTGTGATGGCTTTGGTCAGAAAGATCCAACTGACCCTAAGACATATAAGCTTCCCTACAAAGATATGCCCGTCGACTTTATTAAGCGAGTCGAAGACCTACCTGTATGGAAATATGGTTGTGACTCTTCCTATTCTTGGGCTAAGAAGTTCAAGCACCTAATGCATAAGGGTACACCAGAGTATATTGCTAACCAGATTCTTGGTCACATTAGATCTCCCCATAATCTAGAGTCAAAGTTTGACCATCCAGCAGGCCAGCCTATCCACATGTGCTTCACTGGTGGTGAGCCTTTAATGAAGCATGCTCAAGACTGTACAGTTGGTATTCTTGATTACTTCGATAGGATCAAGAATAGTCCTAAGTTCATTACATTTGAGACTAATGCTACTCAGGCATTAAGGCCAGAGTTTAGTAACTTTATGACTAACTGGAGAGAGATGGGCAGAGAGATCTTTATTTCATCTTCTCCTAAGCTCTGGACTACTTCTGGTGAAACAAATAAGGATGCTATTGTTCCTGAGGTCTTAGCTGAGTACCATTCTCTTTCTAGAGGCCATGGGCAAATCAAGTATGTTGTTAACGGTAAGAAAGAGACATGGGAAGAAGTTGACCATGTAACTAATGAATTCAGAAAAGCAGGAGTAACATTCCCTGTTTGGGTGATGCCGGTCGGTGCCACAGAAGAAGCACAGACTGGTGGGCTAGAAGGTTATATGAGTGCTGGTGCTATTGCTGAAGAGGCATTTAAGAGAGGCTTTAATGTCTCGGCAAGAGTCCATGTGTACTTGTGGGGTAACACTATTGGTGTTTAATGATTAAAGCAAGTAATATTATTAATCAAAAAGAGTTGGAGTATCTAAGGCAACTTTATAACAATTCGCCAAAACAATTCCACACTCAAGATGTTAATTTGTTTAATGTATACAAATGTAACATTAGAAAGGTAAGATCAGATTTGTGGGATGGTATTCAATCTAAGTTAATTAAGTTTCATGGTAGCGAGTGCTCAGTAACCAATTACTTCTTAGAGTATCAATCAGGGGCATATGCTAAGACTCATCAGGATAACCCTGATACTGTTGGTGGTACTGCAATCACCCTAATAGACAAATCAGATGATTTAGTGGGTGGCGATATTATAGTTGGCCGAGGCAATAATAAAAGATCATTACCTCAACCTATTGGCCGGACAATTTATTATAATACAGCAGTTGATCATGGCGTTGTAGAAGTCACAAAAGGTAAAAGATTAGTTCTCGTAACATGGTTTAGGAAAGGTGTATGGCAAAGTTAATTAAGTATAAAATTAAAGACTTTGATAAGGATATCGATACCCTTGTCAGAAAGATCAAGAGATCAAAAGTTGAGTTTAGTTATATCGTAGCACTATCACGAGGAGGTTTGATTCCTGGTGTAGTACTATCCCATAAGCTTGGATTGCGATTAGTTCCAATCAGCTGGTCGACAAGAGACCATGAGAATAAAGAATATAACTGTTGGGTACCAGAAGATATTAACAATGGCAAGAAGGTACTTGTTGTTGATGATATTGTCGATAGTGGAGAAGCTCTAAGGACTATGTTCGAAGATTGGAATCTATCTGTTTGTAACAAGTTAGATTACAATAATATTTACGTTGCCTCCTTGATTTATAACAAGGATCAGAGTATAGTACCCAACTTCTATGGTACTAAGATTTCAAGAAAGAAAGTTCCAGAATGGTTTGAGTTCTGGTGGGAGGTGTGAGATGGCTAGTAAGTTTTATTCTACAAAAAGAATAGGTCCTATCTCTACTGGTCATCGTCAGTGGAGAGATAAGGGTCATTGTAAGTGGGCTCATGGTTATGGCCGTTATGTTAAGTTTACCTTTGCATGTACTACACTAGATGACAAGATGTGGTGTATGGACTTTGGTGACCTTAAGTGGGTCAAGAAGTGGCTTGAAGATCAATGGGACCATAGAATGTTAATTGCATCTGATGACCCTTTACTTAAGATGTGGAAAGAGATGCATGAGATGGATGGCATCAACCTTAATGTTATGGATGTAACAAAGGGGTGGGGTCCAGGTATCGAAGGCTCTTGTAAGTTTGTATTTGATAACATTAATCCAAAAATTAAAGAGTTGACTGACAACCGCGTTTGGATTGATACTATAGAGATCTACGAGCATGAGTTTAACTCTGCTCTTTATGTTAACCCTGAGGTGTAAAAATGGGTATTGATTACTCTAACAAGATGCCAGATCTTGTATTTAATTATGATAGTAATTTCTACTGTGAGGAGTTACCTGACCCTCAAGTGAATCCAGTTCTACCCGGTGCAAGAGTTCCTCTTCGTAAGGTTGGTATTGCACCGGTTGACCTTCCTATCATGGTCAAGCGCCGTGATGGTAATACACAACAGTTGCAGGCAGAAGCCAGCCTTTATTGCTCTTTGGATGACCCTAATGCTAAGGGATTGAATCTCTCGAGACTCTATCTCATTATGCATAATAAGATCAAAGACCACCTTTCGATCGATGGCATTCAAGGAGCACTAAAGGAGCTCGCTGAGAAGCAGAATAGTAAGAATGCTTATTGTAAGCTTCGCTTTAAATATCCTTGGACACAAGAGGCTCTACGCTCTCGTAGAGATGATAACCCTGAAGAAAAACTTCGCGGTCATATTGCCTATAAGGTTGAATTAGAAGGTCAGTATCGTAGTGGAGTTTATAAGTTCTTCATTACCATAGACTATGTCTATAGTTCAACTTGTCCATGTTCGTTTGAGTTAGCCTATGATGCTCGTAAGCATAGAGATGCTGCTGCTAATGCTCATAGTCAGAGATCTATTCTAAAGGTTAAGGTTGAGTTTGACCCAAGTAAGATCATTTGGTTTGAAGACATTGTAGAGCTTTGCAGAAAGCATATTCCAACCGAAGTTCAGATTGTTGTTAAGAGACGAGATGAACAAGCGTTTGCCGAACTTAATGGAGCCAACCTGTTGTTCTCTGAAGACGTTTGCCGTATAATGTATGGCGCGTTAGACGAATGGTATGACAAGGGTAGAATTAGAGACTTCTCTTTGGCTGTATCGCATGAAGAAAGTCTACATCCTTGGAATGCTATTGCAGTCACTTCAAAGTTCAATCCTAGTGAGGTTCCTGGATGTCTGGTTTAAAAGATCCGTATGCTTATCGTTTCCGTGGCGTATATGGTGTCTACAATGATGCTTGTGAACTAATGTATGTTGGTTCAACTACATTAGGTCTAAAGCAGTTAGAAGAAAACCATAGAAAGGCTAGAGAGAAAGGTTATGACATGACCAACTTTAGAACCCTTCTCGAAGAGCACGAGTCATGGAAGTTTGTGTGGCTAATTAAGCCTCATAACTGTCAACAGCCTCATATCGAGTATCAGGAACAAACTTTGATACACGCAATGAACCCTAAGCATAATATTAACAAGCACCCATACAGATCATCCATATCTTATGGTAGGTATGCTGATGTTCTTCAATTGTATGGTGAGGAGTTGGAGTACTTTAATGATTAAGAAAAAGATTTGGGTAACATTCCAGAAGGAAGGCATTCATTGCTATCCAGCTGCTGCCACAGATGAGAAACTGAAGGAGGTTAGTTTTCTAGCTAACCCTCATCGCCATATGTTTCACTTCAAGGTTTATCTTGAGGTGTTCCATGATGACCGGGATGTAGAGTTTATTCTCCTAAAAAGGGAATTAGAAGCCTTGTATGGTAGCGGAATTCTAAAGTTAGACTTCATGTCTTGCGAAATGATTGCAGAAGAACTACTTGCATATTTGAAGAACCAGTATGCTGGTAGAGATTGTACAATAATTGTAAGTGAAGATAATGAAAATGGTTGTGAGCTTGTTTATGAGCGTCACCGTCCCCACCTAATGATAAAGGATGAATAATTATGACAGAATTTTGCCATATAGCACCTACTGAATGTTTGAATCTTGTAGAGGGCTACAAAGCTCACCTAACTCTTGCTCATCTTATTGATACTAGTGATAAGTATACAACATTCTATAAAAGAATGAAGTCCAACGAGAAGGCAATGATTATTATGGATAATAGTGCCTTTGAAATGTACAAGCAGGGCAAGCGAATGCTAACTCCTATAAAAGTATTGGAGATGGCGCAGTTAGTTAAAGCTGATTATGTTGTTATGTCGGACTATCCAGCTGAACACTCTTCTAAGACTATTCAAACTGCTATTGATCTTGCTCCTATGTTTAAGTACCAAGGATTTGGCACATTCTTCTGTCCTCAATCTAAAGTTGGTGACAAAGAAGATTTGATTAGTGCATTTGATTGGGCATCTACATCTAAGCATGTAGACTACATTGGTGTATCTATTCTTGCTGTACCTAATGCATATAATGTGGAGAAGGGTAACAAGCTTCAGCGCTTTGTTGCTCGCTATATGTTTATGCAAGAGCTGAAGGAGAGGGGTATACTAGACCGTATTAGAGATAATGGTAAGAAGATTCATTTCCTTGGTATGGTAGATGGGCCAAATGAAATTAAGCTGATGGCACCATTCAAGCAGTACATTGACACTTGGGATAGTTCTGCAGCCGTTTGGCTTGGATTGAATGGTGGTAAGTTTGATGGTAGTCCAACTGGTATCTATGATGGTAAGTATGAAAAGGAAGTTGACTTTGATCTAAAGCTAAGTGATATTTCTATTGACAATTACAATCTAGCCAAGTATAATATGGACTACATTGACACTCTCGTTCAGAGGTATTTAAATTATGTCGAATATTGATTATAGATTTAGAGAGGATAAGATCCTCAAG